TCTAAGCGGTGTCTGTCATTAAACATAAATAACCGCACTTACATCTAGCCCAGACCTCAAGCTGGGCTTTTTGTTGCGTTATGCTATGGGAAAGTGTAGAATCACAATGACGTAATTTACTGAAAAGGTTCGACATGAGCTACTCCACTTCAAATATTATTCAAATCAACACACGGTTGCGACCAAGCGGTTTAAGTTACGCTAACTTCGCATCCGTTGTGCTCTTCGCTAACGCCACAGAAGCACCGGACGATTTTGCGGCTGACACGCGCCGAGTGTATAACTCACTGCAAGAATTATCCATGGCGTTCAATGACAGCACTGAAACGTACAAAGCTGCCGAACGATACATGGGAACGATTCCACGCCCTCGTGAGATCATCATTTACATGCCGAATGAAGGTGACAAATCAATCACTGAAACGCTCAATAAAGCCCGCGAGCAGTTTTGGTGGTATGTGACATTGCTCACCAAATCTTCACTTGAAAAAGTCGAAACGGTGTTGGCATGTGCGCAATGGTGTGAGTCAAACGAATCATTCTTCATCAACAACCAAACCGGTGCATCAGCAGAATCAATCCGTGACATTAACACCTCTGACGACATTGCGTCACAATTGACCAAGAAAGGTTTCCGTCACACTGTGACACCTTGTCACGCTAGTGATCCGGACAGTGGTAACGCGCTTGTTGCACAATTCACAGCGGTTAACTATAGCGGTGTGAACACCACGATCACAGGCGTGGGTAAGAAGTCACCGGGTGTTGAGGCTGAATCACTCAAAACCACAGAATACAAAGCGATGGACGCTAAGAAAACGCCGTACTACACAATCACTGAATTGCAAGGTTCGCAAGACATGGGACGTTGGTTAAACACAACAACTCACAGTACTTACGGTGAACAAATGGATGACGTGTTTAATCTTGACGCTTTCATCAACCATATTCATGTGACTTTATACAACACCATCATGAACCAAACAACCAAGTTACCGCAAACCGTTGTGGGTCAAGGTATCTTAATTGGTGCATTGCGTGTCGCATGTAAAGCGTTTGTGCGTAATGGTTACTTGGGTCCACGTAACTACATCGATCCCGACACAGGGCTTGAAGAGACAACCGAAGGTTTTGAAATTTTAACAGTACCTGAAGACATCTTGAATTTGTCAAATGAAGATCGTGATGCACGTTTAGCCGCACCAATTCGTGTCCGATTGTTCCGCGCAGGGGCGATTGAACAAGCCATTGTTGATTTAGAAATTATGTAGGTGATTGAATGAGTTTACCAAATTATACAACCCCTAACACGCTCGTTGTGATCAACGGTCGCCGAATTACGAATTGGGGTGCAGACGAAAACCCTTTCACATCTGCACCCATCGACCCTAAACGTCACCTTGTCCGTGGGCAAGGCGGTGGTGCAGTTGTGACAGGTCGTGACAACCCGGGTCGTGAAGTGACATTGAAATTGTTACCAGGTTCACCTGATTCACGATTCATGAGTGCGATGGACACAGCGGGAATCATTAACATTGTATTGAAGTTTGATGTACTCGGCACAGGTGAAAGTGGCGTGGGTATGGAAGGTGTCATTGTGAATGACGGTTCAGTGAATCGTGGTGGACCAAACCCTTCAAACGATGAATACATTTTGCACTTCAACATTTGGGAGATGATGAAAGGTGGTAAGTAAGAAATTTAAAGATTTAACGATCGTACGCGCTTCCGCTGCTGCACAGGCGGAAGTGATCGGCATGATCTCTGAACAAGTGATGACGCGTTGGTTAAATTCACCTGAACCGTACACTAAACCTGTTGAAACGTTCATTTTACCATTCGTACTTTCAATGCCATATCGTGTCAAGTGTGAGTTGCACAACCTATTGTTGAGTGAAGTTCACATGAAAGACGAAGGGTTCTTTGATATTGAACATTTCCAAAACGACATCATGGGTTATCACCGTTTGCTGGCAGAAGTGTTGTATTGGAATCTTGAAGATTTTTTTACATATACCGCCGCCGCCCACCGCGAGCAACTCAAGAAGTAGCCGCGAAAGCGTCACCGATCGATTGGTACCTCATGCGCCCTTGCGTGGGGATACCGCAGTTACTTCCCCCACTTTGCACGTGGAAAGAGTTACATGACGGTACGTACACGCTAGGTGACGTTGAGCGGTTTAATCAGACTATTGACGAGGTTGCAAAGTTATGGCGGTCAAACTAATTACAGAATTCGGCACATTTACAGCCGATGTGGACATCGAATACAGCGGTAAATCCACATCGGTTTTACCGAGTTATGCGACAGAACAGGGTGTGAGCATCAACAATCATCGCTACATGAAGCCAATTGAGTTTCGAATCAGGTCGCTAGTTAGCACAATGCCACTTGGTTTCAGTATCAACTCGTTCATCTCGTCAATCACAAAACATTTTAACGTCCGTCCTGCTACGTTTCTCGAAGCGTTGTTTAAGGTTCAAGCGAACGCAAAGCCATTCACAGTTGTGTCAAAATTTGGCGAGTTTAAAAACATGATGATCGCTGACATTGAGTGGACTCACAGTGCTGAACAAGACGCATCAATGACGTTCGATGTCAAGTTCCAAGAATTCATTACGATCAGTAGAGTAGTTGATCAAAGTGAACCACCTGCTGAAGTACTCAATGAAGGTGACCCAAGTAAATCGGCAGTGAGTGCATCGGTGCAGACTGGTCAAGTGATGACATTCTCACCATCAACGGCGATTCGTGAGAAAGTTAACGATTTATTGGGTAAATTCTTATGATTAACATACCTTTGAAGAATGGTGCGGAGAACGCTCGACAACAATTCACAGTGCAACTCGGTGACCATTATTGTGACTTTCGCGTGTATTATCTTTCGTACCTAGACAGCCCAACATGGTGCCTTGATGTCACACGTGACGGTACCCCGCTCGTAAAAGGCGTGGCATTGTGCCCGAACGGTATCATTGATCTAGGTTACGTGGGTGTACTTGTGTTCACAGGTGAAAACGTCACTTTGAATAATTTAGGGCGTGAGAATACGCTGACATGGGTACCTTAGATGGCTAAATCACTTAAAAATTTTATCGTTGGTATCGGTTTAGATGCTGGTAAATTCAAAGAAGGTGTTGCAAACGTAAATTCTTCTTTGAACGCAATGAGATCAACAGCTATTCGCACAGGTGGTCGATTCGCAGCTGCAATTGGTGCAATTGGTGCAAGTGCTATCACGACAGCACGTGACGTTGATGATCTCAGCATGAAGATGCAATACACTGACGTCAATCCTCAATTTGCATACGATTTTGGACACGCTGTCGCAAGGATGGGTGGTGACGCTAAGACCGCACAATCTGAAATCCTTGAGATGCAGAAAGCACTTAATGCGTTCCAACGCGAGGGTGATCGAACGAAACTTGAGCAAGTGGCGATTGTTGGTATTGACCCAAGCTCACTGTTCAATATGCAGAACGATCTTGAAACGTTTCAGAAAAACCTTGCTAATATCACAAAGGGTGCTTCACGCAAGCAAAAGTTACGGTTACAAGAAATTTTCGGACTTGACGACGCCACAATGCGTTTGCTTGAAAAAGGTGGACAAGGTGTCAAACTTGAAATGGAGGTGTCACAATCTCTAACAGGCAGCATCGAACCATTGACAGAACAATCTCGTGAGCTTGTTGCCGAGTGGGAAAAAATAAAACAAAGTGCGACCGGGTTTGGTAATGAACTTGCTCAAAACTCAATCCCTGCTGTAACAGATTTATTGAAAAAAGCTGGTGAAGTTGGGACGGAGGTCGCAGGTTGGTATCGTTCAGCACGTGACACAACATCAACATTTACAGGCGATTTTGTAGAAAAACGTAAAGAATACAAAGAAGCGTCACGTATTAAAATACTTGACCGTTTTTTCAGAAGTACTGATGAACAGTTGGAGAAAGACAGTGTAATCACTTTCGAACAAGCTGCACAGTGGCGCAAGGACAACCCTCAGGAGCAACCCGAACCGCCGAAATGGGAGCAACCCGAACCGCCGAAATGGGAGCAACCCGAACCGCCGAAATGGGAGCAACCCGAACCGCCGAAGTGGGAGCAACCCGAACCACCTAAGTGGGAGCAACCCGAACCACCTAAGTGGGAGCAGCCATTAATATCTGTGAATCGTGAAGCGCTAATCACACCACCTCCACAGCCTCAACCGTTACAGATTGACCTCAAAGAGTTTACAGGGAAACTTCAAAGTCAGAACTCACAACCAATTCAAGTCAATAACACCACAGCAATAACCGTGGAATTGGACGGACGAAAGGTGGGTGAGAGTGTGACCAACTATCAGGAAACTCAGAACTACATTTACGAGCAAGGGCTCATGACCACAACGGATCGATAATGTTCAAAGAATACTTTATGCGTAAAAACGGTGAACCGTGGCTTGATAACACATTGAGAGTACGTTTCAATATTGATGTGTTCCCAGGTAACGTTTTATCGCTTGCCGAATTTGACGTGTTTAACTTAGCTGACAGCAGTAAAGTGGCACACGGTGACACAATTGAGTTCGTTGCAGGTACGAAGAACCGCGCTGGTGTGATCTTCACAGGTACTGTTGTGAACGTGTTCAGAACGCGTGACAATGCGGACATTTACCATAAAATCATTTGCAGAACAGGTGTTGTGTCCCAACGTGGTTCAATTTCAGCAACTTATGGTACAGGTGCTAAATTACTTGATGTCATAAAAGATGTCGCAAAAGCGTGGCCATTAAGATTGGATATTGACGAAAAACAATTTGAAGATGTACCACCTATGATCAGTGGTTACTCACTTGACGGTGATCTACCTTCCATATTGAATAGGCTTGCTGACGAGTATGAATTCACATGGACTGAATATGCGGGGCGATTGATAATTTCGCGACAAGGTGAAATACGTTCCGATCAAGACGCGGTGAAAGTGTCAATGGCGACAGGTATGGAAGGTGTCGCAGAAGTGAACCGTGGACCATATGGTTTAGGTGTGTGGGTTGCCAAACAACTTGATCCATTCATTTTCCCGAACACAACAATTGAGCTTGATGTCCAATTCTCCACATTTAACACCGGTAACGTGTACTTTGCAGAGGTTGCACAGGATGTCACAGCG